TAACAACGTCTTTATATGCAGTGACTTTTTTTCAAAAAACATATTCTTCGCCAATTACACCTTGGAAAATTACGATGAAATACACAATAAAATAGTTAATAAGTATTTTCCATAATCTGAAAAAAAAAAATTGATTATATACTGTAAAAACCGTTATCACACAAGCTCTCTGATGAACTCATTTATAAACGATGAATTGATAAATATAATTTACTTTATTATTAATTACTATAACAGCGATTATCTTAGAAATGTGTGGTTTATTTTTATAGACGACTATAATATTAACAATAATGTATACATAATATTCTTTGCGGTCTTAATATTATTGTCTGTATCCTTGTATTTTATTGTAAAATTATATAACATTTGGTGGATTATTTATCCCGTACTTCCGAAACCTCCATCGCCCCGAGAAGTATCTTGATTCTTAATTTCCTTTTCAGTATCGTCTCTGATAATTATTTTAGGATATATTTGTTTTTTCATGATAATTTGGCAGCATTTATAGGGTAGAACTAAATCTTCACAATCCTTATTTATTTTTCTCAATGCTATATACAGGTTTCCTGTATAACCTTGATCTATGATACCAATGTTGTTAGCCAACATATATCCCGATTTGCTAATTGAACTCCTCGAAACAATTTCTACATAATATCCATTTGGTATTTCTAATTTGATACCTGTATCATATAGTACAGTATCGCTATTTAGCCGCTTGCTTTCTTTGATAATTGTTAGATCCAATCCTGCATCAGAGTAGTTATTTTTGGTCGGCACAATAGCATCCTTATCAACCTTAATTATTTTAAGCACAGGAACTTCATCGCTATTATTGTTTGTAAAATTATAAATAGCATTGTTTACATATATGGCATCGCTTGCTTCGATTGCTCCGCCGCTTGCTTCTCTACAGGCATCATCATTATTCACATAGATCTTTCCGAGAAAGTCTATCATATTGGAGTTCTTATATTCGATAATATAGACATCTTTTTCGTCTGCTCCAATAAAAGAATCCTCTTTTAGAATTTTATAAGGAGTATCATATACGGTAATTAATTGCTGTACTGTGTTATAATTGTAAAATTTGATATACAAGGTATCTTTTACTATTCTCCCATTTTTCTCTATATATGCCTTGAGAACATTATTTAACAATTTTCTATCTGTATTATAAATTGTGTTCATAAACAAGGACAGATCATATGTTTTCATATTCACCAAATACAAATCCAAATGTTTTACAAAGATATCTTTTATAATATACATAGATGTGATTGTTAATTCTATAATATTGTAATTATTACATTGAACTTTACCGACCTTTTTAAGCTTTTCAATTACATTATCAATATTCTTATAATATACATAATTATTCCTATCAATATCACTGAGTTTATTGTACATATTATAAGACAATTCAACTCCATTACTATCCTTCATTTTCTCGGTATTTAATTCAAACTCTATAACAATTTTATCAGAACTACTCTCTTTAATATTAAAGACAATCAAGCCCAAGATATATGCTTTTTCACAATTGTTAATAGAATTAAAATAGGTGTGATCTACAGTCATCAGAAGAATAATATGTTTTATATGTTAATTTATATTAAAATAACTTTAAATAACTTTCATTTTTACTACACCCTACCAAATTACTTTATATATTTTATATAGATTAGATAAGGTATCTTATGATTGCCGGAGAAGGCTCGGAAAATATGGTAACAACGATGAAGACAACTATGGTTACGACTATGGCTGCAACTATGGCTACACTGAATAAATTTTATACGAAAGCTGAGACAATTAAGATATGCTATAATGCTATTAAAAAATATTTAAAAATAGGAAAAAAAGATTTAATAATAGAGCCAAGTGCCGGCGACGGCTCTTTCATAAATATAATAAAGGCCCTATCAGACAATTATATATTTTATGATATAAAACCAGAACATCCAGATGTTATAAAAGCTAACTTCTTAAAAACGAGCATATATACGTCGTGCCCTAAAGGACCAGAAGGCCCAGAAGGCCCTAAAGGACCAGAAGGCCAATCAGGCCCTAAAGGCAAGGAGAGAAAGGTTCATATAATAGGCAATCCGCCTTTTGGGTACAAATCGTCTACGGCTATAAAATTTATTAAGCATTCCGCGAATATATTAAAGGCCGATAGCATATCTTTTATTTTGCCTATAAGTTTTAGGAAGCCGAGTTTTCAAAAATCATTCCCTTTAAATTACCATTTAATATCCGAAATAAGGCTTCCTACGAACTCTTTCACGTATTTTGGGGAAACCAAGAAAATCAAGACAGTCTTTCAAATATGGAAACGAAAAAATATAAATAGAAGAAGGCCTTCTAAATTACTACCAGCAGCATGGTATAAATTTGTTAAAAAAGAGAACTCTGATATATCAATACGCCGAGTGGGTTCAAATGCGGGATTTGCAAAATTGCGAACGGCCGACGATAATATAAATACTCATTGGTTCATAAAGCTTAATAATATAAGTATAAGTAATTATCAAAAAATATTACTTAAATTAAATAAAATAATTTATAACAGAACAAATAATGTAGCGGCCATTAGTATTTCTAAACAAGATATAATTAGAAGTTACAATAAAATTCGATAGTTCCTATGGATCCCATAATTATTTTGCGTCTATTATTCTAACAGGTTCGTTGATGATCCTTTCTGGGATCTTTGAACTATTGGGATTATCTTGTTTATTGCTATCTATCTCTGGAATATAATTAAGTATAAAATCGAGACCATCGTGTTCTTTTTCAACCTCTTTCTTCTCTTGTTTTTCTATTAATTCAGGATGTTTTTTAAGAATATCTTTTCTAATTTCATTATACAATTTAATAGATATCTCGTCTATTTTATTGATTACAAGCTGTTCTTTTTGCGACCATCCCTTAGATATATCTCGTTTATGTATATATATACATATTAATCCAAGGGAAAAAATGATACCTTGGCGAGATGTTTTATATTTTTTTTTAAACTCGTAATTATATAAATTGAAAGCATCATCGAAACACTTTTCTTTATAGAGTATACTGAAAACCCCCCATATAAACCACGATATATCATCGTCGGTACTGTAAAATTTAGTTTCGAATTTTAGTTTCTTTCTTAATATATAATCGATTACCAAACGCATATTATTTGAAATATCTATCAATTTATCGGTGTTTTCATAAGATAGATCGTCGGTACTTTTTATTGTTTTTATAATAATCGCTATTATATGCAGGCCTATATTGTAATTCTCGTGATTATGCGGAGGCAACACGCCATCAAAACGCATTATTCCGTTTTGCGATAATTTCATATCATTGTCGTTTAAAATATGAGATATCTTATTTTTCAATATAGCAATAGACATATTGCCGCATTTGGCTACAGGGTGTTTATTGTATATATCACAGAGAATACACATTTTTGTTATCAGCGAATAAATGTTTTTTATTACAACCTTATCGGTATTTATCAGACTCAGCAAATTATCATAGATATCTATCAATTTGCTAATGTCTTTTATATGTATAAAAGTTCCTATATAAGAACAGACATCTATATAAATTAATTCGAGAGTTTCAAATGAACCATCTATATACAGAATATTAGTACTCAGTAATATGCTATTTTGAATATCTCCGTTGCATATTGATGAAAATAAATCATCTTTCGTCATATCATTTACATTACTAAAGGATTATATATAATCTAATATTTACGAGAATTACGAGAATTACGAGAATATATTGCTTTTATGGGTAATTATAAAATTATGAAATATATTTATGATTTTATAGCATTTAATAATGGTAACCTCGGATACATTACATGCTTTCGCAAAATTTTTTTTGGAATATCCGAGGCCTTTTACAGTGGAATAGTAGTATAATATTCCTGCAGCAGAAGATGTCGGTGAATTATCATTCATTATTTCGTTTTCTTCTATTAATTTCACCAATTCCTTGCATTTATTGATATCAGATATAGGCATATTTAGATTGTTACCATATTGCGAAATAAAATCGATGGGATCCGGTGAAGACACATTGATCTGCAATAGAGTTTGGAATCTCGTATTGCCTTTGTTTAAGGTAACGTGCGATATGTTAAACATTAAAGCGATATCTTTAGAACTTTTGGGAATTTTGTTAAGGAGACAAGCATGGTATATACATGATGCTATGAGACCATCCTTGTTATCTCCGCGCGATATTTTCTTTTCAGAAGCCTTCTTATATAGAACTTTGGCGTCATCTATAACTTTCTGGGGTATCCCATTATTGATACTGTTAGCAGTCATTTTATCAAAAACATTCCAAAGCGTCCGTTCATCATACGGCATACTGTTCCACATTTGAAACTTTCTAATTATGCGCATATCTATACTATCCTTGTATCCACTACCTATCATAGAGCCGATTGAAGATTTGGGGAGAAGATTATTGGTAGGCATTCCGCATCTCGAGGGGTCTCCATCGCGATTGTCTTCGTTTCCATAGTATCTCCATTCAGCCGTATTCTCTATTACTTTTGAGACGATTGAACTACATTTTTTGCATATATGCATATTATCTTCAACAATAAAATCAGAACACCCGCAATTACAACGTATTTCATCCGAACAATCTTCTATTCCATTGCTTATTTTTAATTGTTTGTCTTCTTCATTTTTTATTTCATTAAATAAGTTCCACATATCATCGTCCATAAGTAATAGTGTCGGTGATAGTAGTAATATATAAGATTTATCAATTTTTATATAATTTTATATAAAAAATTGATAGGGTACTATTATCTTTTAAATATCCGCGCCCGTATCCGCGCCCTTATGAAGGTCCAGAGGATTATCGCAATAGTTTTACTATTTATTTCGCTCGACTATACCGACTGCTATATATTGAGCGTTCTAAATTCCCGTAAGAAAAATACAGTTGTTAGGAACAAAAAAGGCATCGAATATCGTAAGTTTTCAAACGAAAACGAGAAATACTTATATGCTAACTATCTGGTATCACTTAGAAAAATTAAAAAAGCCCAACGAGCATTCAATAACCTCGTAAACGATAGTAGTAGTAGCAGCATAGGCGGCATCGGTAACAATGAGGGTAATGGTAATAACGAGAGCAAAGAAATGTTATTGAATATAGAAAACAGTACGGTTCTTAACAATAATGAGAAGATCGCAAGGAATCTGATATTGGCCAATATAAGGATCGATGTTTCTAATGTAAAATATATTCAAATATCCACGAAGAATGATACTATAGTAGTAGAATTAGATAAAAATAATGAAAACAATGAAAAGAGTTTTATAAATTATGATTTGGGGAAAATAGATTCTTTAATTAGCGCAATCTCTATTTTAATGAATCTATTAAATATCCATTAAGTACGGGTGCGGATATCGCGGAGTTCGCTGCGCAAATCTCGGACTTCTTGACGAAGAACATTGAGCTCATTGCGAATATCGCTATTGATATTGCGAGGCTCGTTTTGCATGTAAGGCTTTCCATCCTCCTTGTGCCGAGGAGGACGTTTACGAGCGTTTACTTTAGTAAAGTATTCGTCGCGTTTAGATTTGAATTCTTTTAGATCCTCAGGATTAACATCGTATTTTGTTACAAGCTCTTCTTCGTTCGCATTATCGTTTTCTACAAGACGGCAAATATATTGGTAAATTCTTGTTTGAATACTGCGCGAAGTACGTTTAAGTTCAGTTGCAATATCTTCATACGATGATTTATCGAGTCGCATCGAAAGGAGTTTTTCTTCTTCTCCCTCTTCCCATCCAAATCCAGCCCTTGATGTAAGCTCGTTCTTACGTAGTTCGTCAAAGTGAGATTTCTTGCTGTATCTTCGAGACATTATAATATAGTAGTAGTTTGTTGTGGCGCCCTTAGCTATCTATATATAGCGTCTTCTTTTTATATAATTTTTTTGTAAGACTTATTGTAAAAATTTTTAAATAACAGAATCATACTTATGTGATAGCTCAATTCTAAATACATATACTTTTTAGGAACAACGTTCTCGTATAACAATACCATAAAAGCGTGCAATATACAGCTTGCAAATTGCATTAACTGTAGTTGCGTAATATATTTTTTAAGTGGATTTTTGTAACCCATGGAAGTTACCAAATAATGGCTATACATAATAAAATGAATGATGCTATTTATAAAACAACCATATGAAGCAGTTCCATTGGCGTCCCCATTGTACAAAAGATATCCCCATACAATCCCGATAGTACTATGATGATATACGTGCAAAAATGATAACTGTTCATTGCTTTTGCATTTCAGGATGATAAAATATGTATCAAAATAATCGAGATATTTGGACAGATAATGAATATATGTGAAATACTCTATATTTTTTGTGTACTCCTTATTGATACTAAAAATATTAGGAAATGATATAAACTCTCTGAGACCATATATCATATATAAATTTATTATGATTTGAAATAAATTATATGCATATAAAATCTTATTTATTTTATATGGTACTTTCCTGTATTTCATATGAGCCGTAAGCATATTTATCAATAAAAAATATTTACCTACGCCACAAAATAGAAACGTCGGAGAAGTAGTAAATTTTATAAGAGAATCCATTTACTAATTAAATATATTTATCTATTTATATAATTAAAATACTACCCGAAATGTTTAATAAATATATACCTCATCTTATAGTATTATTCTTACTTATAATAACTTCTCTAATAATATACATAATATTTACCACCGATATAAACAAGGTCTTCGGTACTAACGCCAATACTAATACCAATACTGAAAAGATTTGTTTAAGTATACCAGAATACAATAAGCTGTTATCTAAAAATAATTGCAGTATAGAAAAAAATATTGCGGGCGTTGAGAGAGTAGAGACAAGAGATCGTAAAGTGGTTGAAGATCAATTGTACCCTCCATTGAATCGATCAGATAACAAGACGCATTCTGAATTAGTCAAGAATATCAATAGTAGAAACATGTATATACAAACGAACAGTATCAATGATAAATACCGCCTTGTAGCTTATGTTACTAATAACGCAGAAGAAAAGGACGTAGGTAATAATAACTGGAAATTGTTTGCGAGACAGAAAGATAGAAATATATCGGATTTTTATATGAAACCGACGGATAACAACAATGATATGAAGGTCCCTATAACAGATGATATAGTAGTAGGAGATAGATTGAGAGATATTTATAATATTCCCAAACAGATAACATTTAACTCTCCGCTATTCAATAAAGCCCCTTATAACATCGTTGAAATTCCAAAAGCCGATTTAATTAATCATTCCGACGAATATATATAATCTTTATATAGAATAAAAGATAATTATGTTACGTCCGCCGCCTCAACAAACAGTTTGGCAGCCTCCGCAGCCTCCGCAGC